TTTACTGGCATTACTTGTGCTCTAATTAATGCACCACGAGTTGATGATAATGCTGGATCAACTATAGTTGCTGGGTTAGCAATCATTGGTGAAGCATTCCAGAATCCTGGAATTAATGCTCTAGCATCTCCCATTTCTGCAGATGCATCCATATGAAGAACTTGGTTTTCTTCTCCAATATTCCATCCTGGATTTTCTGCCTGTGCAGATGCAGTCATAGGATCTGCTGCATTGCTTGCATTCTTGATAGCCTCATAATTAGGAGCTAAGAACAATGTGTTTGCAGTTGCAGGAGCAATTGGTGGGAACACTGGTCCCATATCTGCAGTTGCTGTTAAAGCAGTTGCATTAATTGTTGGTCCAAATCCTGCTGATACAGTTGCTGATGGTGCTGTAGCAGATGCTGTCCAATCCATAATTTGAGCAACCTTTTGGAAAGCTTCAAGTGCGTCTGCCTGTGTGAATGCTGTAGGCAATACTGCAAATTCATCAATAGTAATATCTCTAGATGCAGCTGCTGCAGGTAAGTTTGGCAATCCACCAATAGCCAATACACCAGAATCTGTCAGTGTAATTGTGCCTGATGAATTGCTTGCTCGCTCTATACCATCCACATAAAGCTTTGTGCTTGATCCATTTTTAACTGCCACAAACATGTGATAGTTTCCATCAGCAAATGATGCTGTAGTTGTTGCATCTTCATTTAATGTGGCATTTGATACTCTAAAACGAATAGTTCCATTTGCAAGTTGCTGAAGAACAAGACCATTTCCAGTTATGGAACCAAAAGCAGCAGTTGCAAGCAAAGCATTCTGATTGCCAGAATTTAATTTTGCATAAAGCAATATTGTTTGCTGGTTGGCAGAACTAAATGTTCCAGAAGTTGCTGACCATGAACCACTGTACTGTGTATCTCTGTTGGCAGAATTAAATGCCTTGTAGTTTGGAGAAGATATGTTCTGAGTAAAGTTGGTTCCAGTTATAGATAAATCTACTGCAACAGATCCAATATTTTGTGGTGCTCCAGTTGCTTCATCCATTTTGAAATAGAATGCTGGTGACTTGCCAGTAATATATGTATTTAATGCATTATCTCTTGAGAATTTAGGCATTGCCATTGCTGCTGAGCCTTGAATAACTGGCTGGCCATATGTCCAAATGTTACCAATTTGTGTAGTTCCAACATTTGCTGATGTAGCAACATAGAATTGGGAAATGTACATTTGTTCTGTTACTGATGTATCACCAATACCAAATCCGCCAGTTGTAAAGCCAGACATTGAATGAGTAAGATTTTGTGTTCCAATAGATACATTGTCTACATAAAGGGTAAATGTACCACTAGATAATGTAACAGCTACATAGTGCCAATTGCCATCTGCAATTGATGATGATGTTGTTACTGCTTTAGTTGTATTGTTTAAATTGGTAGCCGCAGTAAGACGACCATTGCTTTCAAATTGAATTGTTAAGTTTTCGCTTCCAGTTGTTGAAGCTGTGTAAACTCTTGCAAATTCTGCAGTTGATTTCTTAAGCCAGAATCCTAATGAGAAATTGTCATCTGTAAATTCTGTTGCAAATGTATTGGTTCCAACAGCATAAACTGCTCCAGTAGTTCCGCCAGTTACTCTGAGGGCACCCTGTCCTTGAATACCACTTGTTATATTGCTTACTGAGTTACCAGTAAATGAATAGGCAGATGCTCCACCAGTTCCATAGTTTGAAATTGCTTTAGCTTGATCAAACTTATACCATTGTTCTAATGTTAATGTAGATAGATATCCATCTAGAAGTGTAAATGAATCTCTAGTGCTATTGTAATGATCTCCAGATGCAGCAGATGCTGTGACAGCTGTAGCTGTGTAGCTTACGTTTTTAATTGCTGATACTGTTGGCTGTACCGCTAATGCAGATGCTGTAACTGCTGTGGCATTATATTTAACGCCAAAACCTGCTTCGTAATGTTCTGAAATTGTTGTAGATGAAAGAGTTGTATTAAATACTGCCCATTCATCAAAGTTACCTTTTGCACCATTTCTTGGTGTTCCAGATGTAGTTGCTCTCATCCAGTATTTAACTAGAGAGTCCATTGTTAAAGATCCAGGTGATGATACAGTATGTACCAAAGATCCGTCTAAATAAAGTTTAAGATTTGTTGTGTCCATTGTGACAGCAACATGGTGCCACACATCATATGAAATTGCAGAAGATGTATTTACTTGAACGTTATTAAATAATGCTCCTACATAAAGCTGATTTGTTTTCTGAAGAGTTACACCATTTGCAGTTGTTCCTGCATGGAATATCCAGTTTATTGTTGAGTCTATATCTGTAGATGCTACTTTAAACCAACCTGTTATAGAAAATACTCTGTCATTAAATATTGTTGTTGAGTCTGAATACTCAAATCCGTATTCACCAGTTTTTGCAGCGTTAACAAGATAAGGACTGTTCTGTACTCCGCCTGAGCCCGTAAATGATGTAGATGAACCAGTTACTATTGATGGTGTTATGGAGCCAGTATTATTTACGCCACTTGAGTTATTCTCAAAATAGAATAATGGGCTGTCTTGTGCAACTCTGTCTGAATATAATGACATAAAAATAGGCTGCTGGCGTTAAGCCGCAGCCCGTACTCCAATTCGGTTAAATTCTGGGTTTACTGCTGAAATGCTGTGTCCGCTTACTGAGGTAATTGGAGCAAAGGAGAGGCTGGAAACCACTGGAGATGTGTGAACATTACCAGAAAGGATCTCTACAGTGGTGTGGACAACAACTAAACAAGCGTTCGCTTGAAGTACGCCAACCTCTACCTTTGCATCCATAGCGTTACCTTACGCTACTGTGATTCGAACAATACCAGTCGAATCCCATGTGATTGTAAAGTTACCATTGGTTGAAGACTGGTCTGAACCGAAGTCTACGTATCCAATGAGAGCTGATGTGCTTGATGTGCCTGTTGAATCATATACAACAGCATAACGAGCAGTGATTGTTGATGAAGACCATGTAACATCTGCAGCATCAAGAACGATTACGTTTGTAGCTGAATCGTATGTTGCTGTCTTTGATGCTAGTGTGATTCCACCAGTTGTGTAGCCAGTGCCTGTTACTTCGTATGTAGAAACATCGTTGAAGTAGTCATGTGCATCCTGGTCAGGTGTGTAAGATGATGTAAGTAGAGCGACCTTGATTGTATCTGAGTCGAAATCTACTTCCTTGTTAAGGGCCTTAAGTAGGAAATTACCGTATAGTTTTGATGGCATTATCTATTTCCCCCTTATGCTGATGTCTTGCGAACGATTGCGAATGCCTCAGCCGCTGCAACAGCGAAACCACGACGAACACGAGTCTTGAGCAAGACGCCATCCTTTGAGAAGTCTGCATCACGAGAGATTGCAGATTCGATTGTGCTACGAACACCATTAATCATCATTTGGCGGTTACCAACGATAAGTAGTGGGTCTCCAGTTGGAGCAGCTGTTGCTGCTGCTGAAGTTGCTGCACCGTATGATACTACTAGTGGATATCCAAATAGTGATCCTGGACGTGCACCTAGTGGATCTGGAAGAACAAGGTTTCCACCTGTTGTTTCCATCTGACGGATTAGGTTAAGCATCTTTGGGTGAACGATAACAACAGTGTTAGCTGCATCAAAGTACTTTGACTCTTCTGCCTTGCCTAGAGCGTTAGAAATATCTGCGAACTCTAGATCTCCTGCTGTTGAAATGATGTTTGCACCTGAGTTGTATTGTGACACTGCGTAGTAAACAGAGTTGAACGGCTGTCCGTCATCTCCATCGCCAACAGCTGTTACGCCGAGGCATGCATTGTCATATTTACGAGCCCACTGTGAAGCCCATTCTCTCTTGTATGTGTTGAGTGTGTCAACGAGTGAATCGTTAACATCTTCCTCTGAAATGTTGAAAATCTGTGCGTACTTCTTAGCTGTAAGAACAACCTCATCGAGTGTTGTATCTGAGTTAGGAATATCTACGCCTTCTGCTACGATTACTGGTGCATCTGATACAAAGCGTGGAACACCCTTTGTGCGAGATGACATGTTTTCACGACGAGCAAATGCTTCTACTACAGAGTTGGCTGTTGTTGCTTGAATAGCAACGGAGCCTTTTTCCTCTGGAATATAACCATTACCCTCAGTGAGATCTGTACGACCTGCGGCCATGTTATTTCTCCTTAGTTTTTAGTTGAATTTGGTTTGAATTAATATAATTGTCCAATTAGATTAGCTACAAGCACCAAATGTCCATCTGGAGACTTGCCTATGTCTAATTATACCAAAAATATTAGCTCTTTAGTACCATTTTGGCTTGTAAATCTGATGCAGATTGTTGAACTTCTAATGAAGCTTTTACTCCGCTATCTGCTTTACCTGCCACAATGAATTTTGGATCGAATAATTCTGGGAAATCTGTTTTTAATTCAGCAATTTGCTCATCAAGTCCAGCAATCTCAAAATCTTCAGTTAAGGTTAATGCATCCATCTTGATATATTTATTTAATTTATCACCATGTGCAATTCCCAATGATGCAAGATGCTTATTTACATGCTCCATCATTAATTTTGACTGGAATTGGGAAATCTTGGAAACTGATTCATTTACCTGTGCTTCCAAGGCTTCCTTCTCCAATCTAAACTTCTTAGCTTCCGCCTTCGCCTTTTCCAAAGCGTCTAAGACGGCTTTAGGATCACGAATTTCGTCAGATGTACCTTCTACGATATTCTGTTCTTCCATTTATTATGCTCCTTGTAGTTCTTCTCGCTCAGCAGCAGCTTGCTCCAGAGCTAGGTTGTTCGTATTCATACCAGTTCCGTTAAGAGCAACTTGAGTTGCCGCCATGTCTGGTCTATTTGCAATTGCTTCATCAGCAATAATCTTTGCAATCTCTGGGTCGTATCCAAGTTCAAGAAGAATCTGTTCCAATGGAACTCCGACTGACTTCTTGCGAACTGCGATATCCCACTGATCAAGAGAGTCAATTGATTCTGGAGACTTCCAGTCAATATCAACATCTGCGACGATGCCTTCGATCTTAAGCATGAACTTAAATAGATCTCTCCAAGTTGAACCCAATGCAAGCTGGCGGTTTAGAACCTTCTTGAATAGTGGTGCTTCAGCAACACGAAGTGCCTGACCTGATGGTAGGTATTGTGTTGATGAGAAGTAATGAACTGGAGTTGATGTAATTGCAGCCATGTCAGAAACAAACTCATTTACAGGATTTGTAAATGTTGCTGGATCTGCTGCTGGGAACTGTCCAACTGAAGATACGCCTTGTAGGTACCAGAGTTGTCCTGGACCATTTTGCAATGCTCCAATGTTCTCTCTAGCTGTATCGTCCTCTGAGAAATCATCAAACTCGTTGGATGTGCCACCGTTAGACAGAGCATAGCGCTGTGGAGCACCTTGATAGTCTACTGTGTACATGTGAGTTGAGATAAGCTTGTTAATTGCATCCTGTGGACCAAATGCATCAGCATGTTCTGGTCTTCCGTATGGCTTATGTGTGCGGAAGTGGAAAACTGGAATTTCATTCCAAGGATTAACCACTGTCTCAACTAAAGTAAGGTTAGGAACGCCATTGATGCTATCAATTTCGCCTAGACCTTCATATTTTTCAATTCTGTCCTTGTAATACATGTTGATCTTGATAATTTTACGCTGATTCTCATCTGTAATCTGCCACATCTTTGTTGCAAATGACTTGATGCGTGGATTCTCCTGATCGTAGACCAGTGTTGTTGTCATTGGTGAATTGTAATCAATTGCTAGATTACCATCCATATCTGGCCAAACAATTGCGTAGCAATCGCCATAGACGAGTGCATTGCGGTGAATTTCATTGATATCAAGCTTTAAATCTGTTTGCTCCCAAATTTTGTTGATGTAAGCATCGCCTTCTGGGCTAGTTGTCTCAACTTGCTCAATTTCCAAGCGATTATGGACTGCATCTACTACAGTCTTGCTGAAATTGAATCTAAATGGTGTAACTCCTGAAAATCTTGTCTGTTCGCTTCTAAATAATCTGTACCAGCGCTGATGAGTAAATACTTCGTCGTTTGCGCCTTCATAATATGCTTCTGCAACCATATATCGATCTCTTTTAGTGATGATTTGGTCTAAAGCTAGTTTAATGTCTGACATTTTATCTCCTTAGATAATTTAATTGTTTTGCAAATACTTTTGGAGATGTATTATCCAAAAAGTATAGGATTCCTGACACTACTGCGTCCAGTACGTCATCGTGGCTTACCTTTGGAAAGGACCACATTTGTTCTTCCAGCGCTGGAAAGTGTTGTGTGTGTCTAACTTTACCTTGTTGGTAGAAATTCAAAGCTTTACCTGCACGGACTTGCTTTGATACTGATTGTCGAATTGATTTGTAGCGGACTGGTATGTCTTTAAAAACATCTTGCCACAAATCTCCACCCTGGTTTGTTTCTACATATATAATACCAGGATTATATTGTTCTACAAGTGCTTGCACTCGTTCTGCTAATTCAGATGGAGACACTTTAAGTTGAAATGCATCTCTTACAAATATGTTTCCACCTTCACCTCTGCTCAATACAGCCACACCTGTATAATCAGAAACTTTATTTTTTGTTACCGCTGGGTCGATTGATATGATCGTATTGCCATATTCTTCCTGCTCTTCGATAATTACATCTTCATATGTCCAGAAATTACCATCCAAGTTAACTGGCTTATTCATATAGTTCTTTGCAAAGTCACGCAAGTGACGCTGGCTATTGAGCCACTCTAGAGGCCACTTCTCAGGCCATACAGAGCGTTCTGAGCCATCTTCAGCCGTCATGATAGCTGGATAGTAGTGAACATTCACATTCTGGTCTGAAATCCACTCTAAAGCCTTTTCACGCTGTCCTTCAGACCACTTTCTAAATTCATCCATCATAGAATTAGGCATAGTAGTTGTACCCACAATAATCATGCGGGCATAAATGTTCATAGGGGCTATATCGTCAAAGACTGTTCTTCGCTGTTGTCCTGCTTGGTATTCTGAGTAATTCTTTTCACCCTTTTCGATATCATCAAGAATAATGAGGTCAGGGCGTTGGCCAAATACCTTCTTACCCAATGAGTTAGTATCAATACCATTAGCGTCAAAGATAAAATCATTTGACTGAATAATACGCCAAGCATTTGCTGCAAGGGAACGCCCAGTTGAACCGACAATTTTAGGTGTGCATAGTTCTGGGTAATCTGCTTTGAGATATTCATTTGTTTCCAATTCATTCTTAAAAGTGAGTAAGTGCGTCTCAGCCTGAGAAGCAGCATCTGAAAATGCAGCCACAAATTTAATATGGCCGTGGGCGGCGGCCCACATAGGTAGAATCAAGAAGATCCATGTGGACTTGCCACATTCTCTAGGTGCAATAAATGCATCACGATTTTGTTTAGGAGCAGTTGGCTTATTGATCCATGTCTTTCCATATTCAGCTAGGTCCCAGTGAAATTCAGAAAGTGTAAGCTCATCTTCCATATTTCTTAGATGATGTGGCAAATATGTCAGCGCAAATAACATTGGATCATATTTAGTAAGTTCTCGTCTACCTTCAGGATATTGCATCAGTGTTATATTGATACTATCCATATATTTTGACATAGTGTCCATATTTACTGTCCAAATTTATTTAGAGTAGCGCATTTTAATTCTAAAATGTCAATTTTATTTCGGGTGGTCATCGATATGTCGACAAATCTATATATCAATTAATAACCTTTAATGAATGTTTAATAGATTCATTACGCATCTTGGCTTCATTAAGCATATCTACGATTGCAAGATCTGAGCCATCCTTAGATCTATTCTCATTAATGTTAGTAGATTTACCTTCAATTAAGTTAATAGTCTGAATAGCCTTATGTATAGCTGTAGACAATTTATTAATATCCTCTGCTAATAGGTCTTCCTCATATAGCTTCTCTATAGATCTATCTAATACTGCCTGTGCCGCCAATACTTTCTCTTTATCGCTATAGAAAATGTCTAATTGTTTAGCCATAACTGCCAAGGTATTGGCTGTAGGCATA